GAGTTTAATTTTTTTTAGCATAGATGTTTACCGTTGGTAATATAGGTTTAAAGAAGTTTAATTTTTTTTTTAGTATCTTTTAGGACAGAAAAATTAGGTCGGTATATTATATATCACTATATTTGTATTATAATATACTGATAAGCTAAAGCCGAGAAGTTCTCTTTCCTTACAGTTTGTTGGTATATTTTAAAAATAACCTTTAATATATAAATATGAAAACAGTAAACAACGTAGAAGAAGCACAAGAAGTAACAACACAATTAACTGAACAAGAGTCTCAGTCATTAGCTATTTTAATCCAAGCGGTTAGGATTGCTACAAAGGCAGGTACTTTTGAAATAGAAGACGCAGTTGTTATTGGAACCGCTAAAGTTAATTTAGAAAAATTAATCTCAAAAAAATCTTAATGAAGAAAAATTTAGTATCACCCAAAAAAGAAGGTGGAACGATAGGGAGTTTTGTAAGGCTCCCTATTGCCTTAAAAGAAGAAGCACAGATTTGGTGCATAAAAAACAAGAAAAGTTTAACTGATATTATTATTGAAGGTATCGAAAACGCTATTAAGTAATATGGGAAAATTATCTATAAAACACTCTAGAATAGACCCTAGCGTTTCAGTTTCTTTAGTTAAAGACGAAAATAGTGGTGTGATGAATTGGAGATATAGATTCTTGACTATAAGTAAAAACGGAACTTATAGAAAGCACGAGTTAAAGGACTATGACTATGAGGAATTTTCTACATTAGAGGAGTTTAAGTCTCGTATTGAGTATGAAAGGTATCAAGCTAAGGTAGCAGAAGAAAACTTATGATAGCAAAAGATAAAGCAAAGCAGTTAGTAAATAGGTTTCTACAAATTTATGATGGTAGAGTTCCACAAGCTAAACAATGCGTATTAATTTGTATAGATGAGATATTAGAATCAAACGAAAAAATATCATTAAAAGATTTAAGTGAAACAATGCAAACAAATGATATACTTTGTCAACTAACAGATAACGCTATGTATTGGCAAGAAGTTAAACAAGAGATAAATAACTTATGAAATCAGAAGCAAGAATACAGCAAGAGATTGTAATGTTTTTCAATAATGAATACCCCGAACTAAGAGGTTGCCTATGTTACAACAATAATAATTCAGTAGGTGGCTTGAGGGGTAAGTTAAATAAATTTCTAGGAGTTGTAAAGGGGCGTTCAGATATGGTTTTGTATTATAAAAGCTTTTCGGTTATGATAGAATTAAAGACTGAAAAGGGAAGGCAGTCAGATTCTCAAAGGGCTTGGCAGTATCTTATGCAAAATCAAGGGTTTGAGTACTATATTATACGCTCACTTGAAGAATTTAAAGAATTAATCGTAAAAATCGTAATATAATGTCAGATAGTAAAACTAAGTTTGAAGAATTAATAGAAAAAGAGGACAAAGCATTAAAAGATGTTTTTGGAGATTATTGGGTATCAAACCTAAGTACGGAAGACGTTCCAATTAAAGAAGCACCCGAGCATTACTCAAATGAAAAAGGTAGTTTATACAAGATAGGACTAGAAAGAGGTTGGAACCCTTATCAATTCGATGCGATTAAACGTATTGATAGAGCATATAAAAAAGGGCAATTCAACGAAGATATAGAAAAAACCCAACTTGTACTTAAATTAATGTTAAATAATCAATAATATGAAAAACAAAGAAAAAACATTAGTAATCCTTCAATTTATATCCATAGGTTTTATTGTCTTTTGTTCAATTGCAGTCTTAGTATATACAATATTAAAACATAAATAATGAAATTAATCCTAATAATTGTATTTTTTATATTCTCATTAAGCATATTTAAGAAAAAAAACGAACCTTTTGACTAAATTAAAATAAATTATGGTATTATCAAAAAAAGCAGTACAATTTGTAAGCGGAGGAATTATATCTTCTTATATTACAACTCATTACTTAGAAGAGTCAAAGCATTTAGGTGTATTTAAGCAATCAGCTAAAATGAACGTAAATAGGACTTTAAAGGACTTGATAAAGATAGAAGAAGACTATTTTAACGAAACAGAGAACGTAGATGATAAAGATTTGTCGGATAAGTTGGTTTCAAATAAATTAACGTTTATAGACGAGTTTTTAAAGTTTGATTTCGCAGATTTCACAAAACTACAAGAGGTTTTTGTAGCATTTACAAAGGATAGAAAGAGGTTAGTTAGTATAAGTGACAAGATTTTAATTGAAAGCAAGGCTAAAAAGTAATGAACATTGGAGAAGCTTGTAGTATTTGTTTTAAAAAAGAAATAAAAGTCTACCCCGTCAAGGTAGGTGCGACTTGGCGGATTGAAGTTAAAGAAGGAAATAATAAACCAATTCGGTACAAAAAGCCATTAAAAGAGGGTTTTGATACAAGTAATGCGATGTATAAGACATATATTTTTCTAGCAAAAAAGATTATAAACCAATAAATTTAATATTATGTAGTTATTTTTTAGTATTTTTGGGAAAATATGTAATTCTATGCCATTGAATATATCCAAAATACTTAGAAAATTAACTTGGACTAGAGACTCATCTGGTAATAATTGGTACGTAGAGAACAATGGTAACGGTTTTGGTTCGGGTGAAAATATGACAAACCTAGAACTTTCTCAAAATCACCCTATATTAACTCCCGCATTATTATTTATTTCTAAATTATTTAGTCAAGCTGAATTTAAGGTTGTAAATAAAGAAACGGGAAAGGAAGAAAAAAATCATTGGCTAATCAAACTTTTAAATAAGCCAAACCTATATCAAACTCAATCAGACTTTTTAGAAAGCTTACAGTTTATTCAAATTGCTCAAGGAAAAGCTGTTGGTTACTTAAAAAGACCAATAGGTTTTAACGAAGCAGAGGATATAGATTCAATATACCTATTGGATTCTGATTTAATTGAATGGCCATTAAAATATAAAGACGCTAATTTTCGTTCTCCAATGTTATCTGCGAGAGCTAAAAATGTAGCTGATGATGAAATTATAAGATACGATGAAAATGGTGAAAATTTAAAAATAAAAGTCAAGGACTTAATATTTTTCTATGATTTACCAAATATGTTGCAAAAAAACTTCTACAACGTAAATTCTAGGTTAGACGGATTAAGACAAACTTTACTTAATACAAACGACTCTCTAATCGCTAAGAATATCATTTTAAAGACGAACGGAAAAGAATTGATAAGCGGAGGTAATAACGAACACTTCCCTCTTGCGGGTGATGATAAAGAAAAAGCTGAAAGTTTACTTCAAAACAATTATGGTTTAGGATGGTTTAGAAAGAGAGGCATCGTAACAAAGGCAAGTATAAACTACCAATCATTACATATAGCTTTAAGAGACTTAGGACTTGATGAGTCAGTAAAGGTAGATGGTAACCTAATATATACCGCTTTACATATCCCTAAAGATATTATTTCTTTAGAGGCTAAAAAAACAACTTACAATAACTTCAAGGAGTCAATGGTTTCGTATATTCAAAACGAAATGCAGGCTAGTACAAATGCGTTTACAGACGTTCTTAATCAGTTGATTGATGATAGTGACTACAAACTTGTAGGTACCTATGAGCATTTACCTATAATGCAATTCATTCTTATTGAAAGATATGAGGGTATAAGTAAAAAAGCTAAGGCGTTAAATGATTTATTAATGACAGGAGTTCCTAAGGAGGTTGCTCTTGAAATGTGTGGGTTTGACAAAAATTTACAATTAGAGGAAATTCAAGTAATATCAGCAAGTCAAAACTCGAATATCGAAAACAATCAAACCGAAGAAAATGGAGAAGACGAAACCAACTAAAGAGGAGTTATTAAAAATAATTGCTTTAAAGAAAAAAACACTTAATGATAACAAGGTAATTAATAAGTAAACAAATGAAACTAGATATTCCAAATTACCAAACAAAAAAAGAATTGTTTGACTTCTTAATACTAAATAAAGAAACACTTATTTCTCAGAAAAAAAGTGTTATTAAATTAGCTGACGGTATTGGCGGAAGTTCTGTTCATATTGAAAGGTCAAAGCAATCTAATAAATCGGAAAGTGTTTCTTCAGAACCTATTAGTGAGATAAAAGTAAAAGCGGTTATAAATACTACCAACTTTTTAGATTCACACGGAGACGTTCATATTCCTGGCATTTGGAACAAGTCTTTAAAAGAGAACAATAGAATAATGCACGTACAAGAGCATCAATCAAGTTCTTTTAATAAGATTATAGCTAGTGGAGATGATTTAAAAGCTACCGCAGAAACAATGACTTGGAAAGAGTTAGGTTATAATGCTATTGGAACAACCCAAGCTTTAGTTTTTGAATCAACCGTAAAGGAGTCTCGTAATAAATATATGTTTGACCAATACAAGCAAGGATTTGTAAACAATCACTCAGTAGGAATGAGATACGTCAAAATGGAATTGGCAATAAATGATAAAGAATACGAAAAAGAAAAAAACTTTTATGACAAATACATTTCTCAAGTAATAAACAAACAGGATGCCGAAGAATTAGGTTATTTTTGGGTAGTTACTGAGGCAAAAGTAATTGAAGGTTCAGCTGTCCCAATGGGAAGCAATCCAATTACTCCAACAACAAACATTGACAAAGAGCCGTCTTTCCTTGATTTACTTGGAAAAACAGACACTCAGGAGAAAGCCGCAGAAAGCACTTTCAGTATAATTGATGCAATTAATAGTAATAATTTTAATTTAAACAAACGTTAAGATGAACAAAGAAGAATTTGACGCACTTATGTTAAAGATAGAGTCTTCTATCGGTGCTAGTATGGACACAAAATTAAAGGATGCTTTTAGAGAGGTAAATCCTGAAGTTTTAAAAGCAATTTCTGATAACTCTGTAGAGTTAAAGAAAACAGTAAAGAATTTAGAAGCTAATAACGCATCATTAGTTGATGCACAAAAAAGCCAAGGTGCTGTTATTGAAGGTTTGACTGAAAAGTTAAATAAATCAAACGAGAACAAAGAGGTTTCTTTTAAAGCACAAGTAACTGAATTGTTAATTGCTAACAAAGAGAAGTTAGTAGCAATGAAAAACGGAGATTCTAAAACGAATATTCGTATGACAATGAAGGCAGTTGGAAATATGACGTTGGCTGGAAGCACAACAGGTCAATTACCACAAGCTGAAAGAGAAGCGGGTATTACTCGTATCGTAAGAAGAAATCCTTTTATCTTAGAATTGGTAAACGTTGGAACAATTAGTTCTAACTTATGGGAATGGGTACAACAAGCTAACGCTGAAGGTGCACCAGCAATGACTGCTGAAGGAGCAGCTAAAGCTCAAATTGATTTTGAATTAGTACTTGCAAGTGCAGCAGTTCGTAAAGTTACCGCTTATATCAAGGTATCTAAAGAAATGTTAGATGATATTCCTTTAATGGAGTCTGAAATCAACCAAGAACTTTCTGAAAGAATCAATTTAACTATTGACGCTCAATTGTTATCAGGAGACGGAACAGGACAAAACTTAACGGGTATCTTAGCTAACGCTACTGCTTTTACTCCAGGTTCTTTTGCTACGGGTCAAGTTAATGAAGTTGTAACTCCAATTAATGCTGATGTATTAAGAGTTGCTATCAACCAAATTTCAACTGCACTTTTTCAAGCGAATTATATTGTTATGAATCCTTCTGATGTTACAGCAATGGATTTAGCAAAAGGTTCTGACGGTCACTATATTTTACCTCCATTTTCTACAAACGCAAATACGGTTGTAAA